AAAATTAGGGATAGACAATCACTTGGGCCTTTAGCTCAGTTGGTTAGAGCGGCCGGCTCATAACCGGTTGGTCCTGGGTTCGAGTCCCCGAAGGCCCACCACATAGGGGTATAGCTCAGTTGGTAGAGCAGCGGTCTCCAAAACCGCGTGTCGAGAGTTCGAGTCTTTCTGCCCCTGCCATAAAAAAATACTTTACAAGTCCGCTTGTAAATGTTATAATAAATCTGTTCTTTGATTAGAACGCCTTAGTAAATGGCCAGGTAGTTCAGCTGGTTAGAACGCCGGCCTGTCACGCCGGAGGTCGAGGGTTCGAACCCCTTCCTGGTCGCCATTTGCTGCTGTAGCTCAGTAGGTAGAGCGCATCCTTGGTAAGGATGAGGTCGGCAGTTCGAATCTGCCCAGCAGCTCCAATATAAACCGCTTAAATCATTTGATTTGAGCGGTTTTTACTATATATTTGCAATTTTTAACTAAGAATTGAATTTACCCACTTTTTTGCTTATTAGAAAAGCCCATACAAAAACCCATACCGATAAGAAATATCCTGTAATTTTCCACATTCTGGACATTCGATTTTTACAATACTTTGAGGTATAATATGGATAAAAAGTTCAAGATCCCTTTTTTAAGTTCAAAAAAAGATACTCTTGCGGTTGATCTTGTGACTACTGCAAAAGTTGCCGCGCATGACGCAAACAGAGCGAGAACGATATCAGACTTTATTGAGAATTACGATATAGTGCTTGATTCTTTTTCGAAGCTATCAAGGTTGAATAAAAAGGTGTCAAGCGTCAAAGGGGATTTAACTGCGGAATTCTATCGATTGGAATCTGAATTTCAAAAACATCTTCACGATGCTATTGATCGTAGCGGTGATGAAATTGTAAGCGAAGGCAAGGGCCTTTATAAATATGACCGAGTGCACATTTTGCAACAGCTAAACCAGTTTCGAGACGATATTGATCGTTATAGCGATAGATTTGATAAACAGAATAAAGAATTTGCCCGCGCAAAATATTCATTTGTTTCCCATGAATGTAATGCAGTATCAACATTAGATGGAACTGAAAATGGATGGGACAACCCCGAAATAGATGAGTTGTTTGAAACGGCAGTAAATGTTGTCTTTGAAACTCAGCAGGCGTCCGTTTCCATGCTTCAACGACGGCTTAAACTCGGATATTCAAGAGCTGCAAAAATTGTTGACCAAATGGAGCAAATGGGCATTGTTGGCCCGTTTTATGGAACTACACCGAGGGAAATTCTCATAAAAGAATCCGAGTGGAAAACGAAATATCTTGAATTCTTAATGGATACAAGCGAAGTCCGTGCAAAACAGCCGCATACTCGTTCTTCTACCTTCGATATTAACCAAGTGGATTGCATGGAAGGGCACGAATTTGAGCATTGGTGTGCTGATGTATTAAGGGGAAACGGATTTGTTAACGTATCTGTGACACAAGGAAGCGGAGACCAGGGCGTTGATGTCCTTGCAACAAAAGATGGGATTAAGTACGCTATCCAGTGCAAATGCTATTCATCCGATTTGGGAAATTCTCCTGTGCAAGAAGTAAATACGGGAAAAGTAATTTATCATTGCCATGTAGGTGTTGTTATGACCAATCGCTTTTTCACGGCCGGAGCAAAGGAAGCGGCGGAAGCAACCGGTATTTTGCTTTGGGATAGAAATAAACTTATAGATTTAGTAAAGAACGCAAAAAATAACCCTCAGCCATGAGGCTGAGGGTTATATGCAGATAAAAAATTAGTGAAGAAGTTTTTGCGGGTTAATTTTCAGCAGGGGGAGTCTATTCTTCCTCTGCTGACGGAACACCGCGCCGCAGGCGGGGCAGATATGCACCGTGGCCGCGCTCATCAGCGGCGTGGTGCAGCGGGCACAGTAGAGAAGATTCATGCGTCCACCTCGCTTTCAGCGTTCTTAGAGAGCCGAAGGCCCGCTTTCCAGAGGCCGTCTTTGTTATCGCGAAGTTCCTTGTCCAACTGAGACAGACGGCGATAGACCCCGAATAACGCATCATAATCGTCCTCGCAAGGCTCGTTGTCGCCCTGTGTCAACGCGATCCAACACTGCCGCACGGATTCGATCGTGCAGTGCAGTTGCAGATGGATCTCATCGGTATCGGTGAGAAGTTCTCGAAGCTCGTTATCCATTGCCGGCCTCCTCGCTCGTTAACAGTTTTATGACCGCCTCGTTATCAAGCGTCATTGCCTTCTCGACGTCATCAAAGCGTTGTTCTTTTCTCATTGTTTCGATCGCCTTCTTTGCTTCTATGGTTTTGGCGATATGTTCCGCATTCTCCATGAAGCGCTCGACCGTATCCAAATCATAGTGTCCCAACATCAAATGATACTCGCGGATAGCGTTGGATGTCATGTCAAACGCGGCATATAGAATGCGGCCTAAACGCTCTGCCTCTAAAGCGGAAATGCTCGGCTGCGGGACATTTCCGAAAAACTCTTCCCAAGCATCATACAAGATGTCGTTCGCTATCTCGATTCTGGGCATGATACAATCCATGCCGATTTCAACAGTTGTGCGTTGATCTTCGGTTTTGATCGCGTTAAGCATTATTACAAACCTCCTTTTTCGGAAGCATCTGCAAGGTGTCCATAGCTTCGCTCAAAAGCTGCTGTGCGGCATATTCGGCGGCATATAGCACATCAATGTTTTCTTCCATCCATGCACGGGCGGCCTTGTTCAGATCACCACCGGTCTGTTCCGCGTATTCTATTAGCAGTCCTTCGCAGGTTGTGCAGTGGATCATCGGCTCGATAATGTTTTCAAGTAAGGCGTGTGCTGCAATGACTTGATATTCGGCATTATCCAAGCCACGCCGGTACTTTGCGGGAATAATGATATCGTTCATAAAAGTTCCTCCTTGTTTTCTTTGCGGGAGGCCAGTATAATGATTGCACCGGCCTCCCTGTGGTGGTTGGTGGTTATGGCTCTCTGCGCCTTACTTTGGTCGGCGGTGGTGCAGAGGGCTTTTCTATTGCCTCAATCAGTGCCATGAGCCAGTTTGCAAGCTGAATTGCTCCGGCAATCGCTACGATGGTCTCCATCATGCCACGCAGAAGCGGCGGGCGGTGGTGGTCTTGGTGAACTGCACGGCCAGATCAGGCACAGCCTTTTTCAGGGCTGCTGTGTCGATTCTGGCGGTGGTTACGGCCTTGTAGGTGATTTTATACCCCCCGGCCTGCACGCTCTCAGAATCGCCCATAGCGTCCTTGATCGCGTCCTTGATGGTCTCGGCCTCTGTCTGCGCTTCTTCAATCAGGTGTTGCAGCTCACGCAGCTCCCGGCACTTGCTTTCCAATTCGTTGATGCTCACTTTTGTTCCTCCTTGTATTTGTTGGGTGAGATTGGCGGCTGGTGGCTCTGAGTATCTATCCCTTTGGGAGTTTCTATCAAGCTTCTCCGTTCCAGCTCTCATGTTGTCGCGTTGGCTATCGACCTTCGCTCGACCTCTTGCCCCTTGCGGTGATTAGATAATAGCACTGTTTACCGTGTATTTCAATAGGCGGATTTTACAATGTTTACCGTGCAATATTGTTCATTATGCACGGTTTACCGTGCTGCGCATTTGTGCTATAATGCGAATAGTGGAAAAGGGCGTCGTGAAACGCGACACCCCAAGATTGGTGTAGGCATAACGTTTCGTTATACCCCTGTTACAGGAAAGGAGGTTGAAAGCATGGCTGTATCAGATTCCAAGAAAAAGGCAAATCTAAAATGGGACAATGCTAATATGGCAACGCTTGCGTGCAAAGTGAAAAAAGAGCAAGCGGAAAAATTCAAGGCATACTGCGCCAGCACAGGAGATACGGTGAACTCCGTACTGCAAGACTATGTGACCGAGTGCTTAGCGGGGGACGGCGGTAAACGCTCGCAGAACTCCGTAGAATCGCACGGAAGTTCGAGCACTATCCTTGCCCCTGACGCACTTAAAATTGCGCAGGAGGCCGCTCAGAGGGCGGGGGAGGATATTCCAACGTTTGTAACCCGTGCCGTCACAAATCAGAATCAGCGTGACAAGATCGGAATTGCATTAAAGTCCAGTGTCAAAGAAAAAGAGGGCTGAAAAGCCCCCTTTTTCTTTTTATTAAGATAAGCCTATTGCGGCGTGTGTCCAAAATTGGTCAGTCCGCACTATGCAGGCTCGCAAGGTCACAGATGATGCGCCCCAGACGTTCAAGAACTTCGTCATAGCCAAAGTGAAACATTGCTTTCCCCCCTTCCTCAGTACAGCAGCACGGGCTTACCGGCTGCGCGCGTCATGTTGTTGATGTTGGGAACGACCACGCGGGCAAGCGTCTTACCATCCACAACGAGGTTCACATTGATGGGCTCGCGGCTGCCCTGTGCCATCGCCTCCATAACGGCCTGCTTGATGGTCGAAAGCGGCGCTTCGACGTTCGTTCCGCTCTTCTGGTCGCCCAGCACGGCAAGAAACTTTCGGTTCGGCGGGATGACCGCACCGCTCGCAAGCGCTGGGATCTCGTTATACACAGGCGCATTGCCGTCTAAGCTCTGCGCTGCCACGCGACGGCTGCGCGCCGGTGCCTTTGTTGATACGCGCGTACCGGTAAAGCCGGACGTTGCTTTTCTGACTTTGGAATCGTCCACACTGTCGACGAAGAATTTCAGCGCAAGGCCGATCGCCGCCGAGATAATGAACGCCGTACCGGCGCTTACGATGCCAAGCGCCGCAAGGCCAACGCCAAGAACACCGGCCAGCAGTCCGAGAAGCACGCTACGCCCGATGCTGACAAGCCGCTGCGTGCCCTTCTTCGGGTCTTTGCGGACGCTGTAAATGCTCAGTCCGAGAATCAGGCCTAATCCCATGCCGACGACTGTACCGACGCCCGGCGTCACGATAGAGCCGATAACAGCGCCAAGCAGCGCGCACAGCACGACGATCAACCCGGAAAGAAGCTGCGATTTGCCGCCGTGTTCCTCGTCCCCCTCTGCAAAGCCGGTGAGATAGAGGCCGAGGATCGCACCCAGGCTGAAACCGGCCACGCCGCCGGTGATGCCAAGAAACACACTGCCGAGCAGCGCACCGAGCAAAGCCGTGATGACCACGATCCACGCATCCTCTGCGTCCATCTCGGTTTTCCATGTTTCGGGGTCAAGGCCCACAAGGTACAGCCCCAGCAGCACACCGAGGGATAAACCGATGACGCCGCCCGTGATACCGCCGAACGCCGCGCCGAGTGTTGCACCGAGCAGCGCCGTTAAAACGGTCAGCCATGTTGCCTTGCTCTTGGGGATAGCTTTCTTGTCAAAGCTCCATTTGAGGTCATCCACGACGATCTCAAGCCCCGCGCGGATGGTCTTAAAGATATCGTTGATCTTCTGGAACACCTTGTCGAGCTTTTCCATCATGGGCCCTTCGTCAAAATCAAAGTCCGGCGCAATGGCGGATGCTCCGCCGCCAACGCCGCCAACGGACGTTGTCGTGCTGAGTTTGTTGATCTCATCGAACGCCGCGAGCGCGTCTGTCGCTTCCTTTGCCGCCTTGCCGGTCGCGTCAATGGCGGTGGCCTCTTTGTAGAGGTTTTTACCCGATGCCTCCATGCTCTTCTTTGACTTACCGCTCAGAATCGAAATGATCGTCACGATCTCCGACACAATGGCCGCAAGCAGATTCATTAGCCACGTCAGCGCCGGAATGAGTACGTCCATCAAAGGCGCGGCCAGCGTCAGCAGCGCACCCTTGAGACGGGCGAAAGCGTCGGATGCCTCTGCGCTGGTCGCAATAGCCGCCTTGATCTGCTTGCGCAGCGCCATGAGCGCCGCCGTGATGACTGAGAATACAAGCATAGAGCGCGCGAGGCTCTTGATCTGATCTTTAAAGCGGGCGGCATACTGGCTCGCTTTGGCGAGCGCTGAATTTTCAGCCTCGCGCTCCTTGCGCTCTTGCTCCACGTTGGCAATCATCTCACCGGCAGCGACCTTTGCTTTGTCGAGCTTTACCGTCATGCTGTCGATGTTGGCGGTCGTCTCTTCGTAAGCAGCCGAAAGCGTTTTGACCTCCTTCGTCTGCGTGTGCAAAAGCTCCTCCTGCTGTTTGAGCTCCGCCTCCGCAGCGGCGCGGCGGTCTAACACTTGCGTCTGATACTCGTTCTGTGTAAAGCCCTGTTTTTGGATCCATTCGCGGTCGTTCAGCCGTTCGACTTCCTTTCGCAGCATCTTCACGCGTTCCTCCGTAGCTTTCGCTGCCTGAGATGCGGCGTCGAGCTGCTTTTCAAGGTTCATCTTATTGCCCGTTTCCTTTTCAAGCTTGCTGTTCAGTTCGGATATCTCGTCACGCAGCTTGCTCAGTTTCTTTTGTGCTTTGGTCGAATCCAAATCACAAGAGAAGATCACGCTGCCGTCAGCATTTGCCATTCACAGGCTCCTTTCCCGCTCCCAGCCACTTAGAAATAGTTGTCTCTTCTTCCTGACTGAGTTTGTGTTTCATATTCACGATATTGCTGTTCCTGCGGTACCACTCGCGTTCATCCTTTTCAAGCGTCTTGCCGCGCGCCTTTTTGTCGCGGATGCGCACGACCTGCGCAAAGGTGCAGTCCCCGAGATCGTTATACGCACCGAGGAACGTCCACCAATGGACGCCCCCGGTGTTGGTCTCCGCATCATAAGGGATCTCGCGGATATCTTGTCCGAATACTCGGTTGATGGGCGGGAGGATCAACGGATAGTCCTGCTCCCAGTCAACCAGCTTCGGCGATTTCCTCTTGTCCGGCTCCTGTCCGCCGTTCTGGAACCACGAGAAAGCGTCTACCGCCTCTTGCAAATGCTGCGGCGGGATATCCTCAGGCGAGACATAGAACATCTGCAAGATGCCCTCTGCGCGGTCAGTGCCGCTCAAATCAGGATCACTCAGCATTACGAAGATATCGAGGATAACGCGAAAGTCCGTGCGGATCTCATAGCTCTCTCCGCCGATCTCGACGGAGGTAGGCAAGCCCCAATTCATCGGCGATACTTTGCCGTGTACTTCTGAATGCGCGGATTCGTGGCTTTCTGCTCACGAGCAAAGGCGCTGTCCGTCTCATCCATCAGCGCAAGCAGGAAATTTGTCCACACATGCAGGCCGTCCGCCATCGCATAGAGGTTCATGCTGCCAAAGATGCTGTCACATACCGGCTCTTCAAAAAGACCGTCAATGATCTCGCGCATCTCCTTGTCGCGGCGGTCGGCAATGTTGAAAATCTCAACGCGGTCGCCGCACTTTTGCACCTCATCTGCGTATTTATCCTGCTTCTTGTCCAGTGTGTCAAACGCGTTGTAAAGACGCTGGATAAATGCGCCGTCAGTCGGGTTGAATCGAATGATCACATCGCCCTTAACGCCGTGCACGGTGTATTCCTGCACACCGTTCGCAAAACTAAGTTCCATATTTATCTCTCCTTAAATTTGTTTTCAGGAAGCTTTGTATTCAGAATGTTGATCTCTGCCGCTTATCGAAAATCAGAAGTTCTCCACGGCCTCGCCCGCGAGATCGTCCCATTTTTCGCTCATGCTGACAATTACACCGGGCGATTTGCGCCGGTAGCCGTCCCCGTCGCCGCAACTGTCAGAAATTGCCGAAATGCTATCCCATGCCCGCATGACTGCGCCCTCCCCGCTCTGGCAGTCAAGAGCGATAGCGTTAAGGGCTGCAGCCTCTCGGCGGCTGTCCGTAGTCTTTGCGGCTTCGGCTGCGTAGTGACCCACTAACTTTAGCATTGTGGGGTTGCTGTCGAATCGCTCCATGAACGCGGAGTAATCAGCTGGGGAAAGAACGCCGGTTTTCATCAGCTCAAGGGCGTTATTGTCGATTGCGTCGGGGTTTGCAATATTGGCGGCGCGCACTGCCTGTTCCAGCTCGGCGCGGATCGTGCGGCGCGTGGCCTTGAAGTTGTCCCAAACGCGGGCGCTCACCTCGTTAAAGGTGGCTTCTGCGTCATGCAGCTTTAGCGCTGCGCGGGTTGTTCTAACCTGCTTTTCCTCGGCGCTGTCTCCGGGCTTCCATGCGTTAGCGTCACGGCTGGCCTGCTGCGCCTCTTGGAGTGCGCGGAAAGCGGTGTTGTATTCGCTGCGGGCTTCTTTGAAAGCTGTATCGAGCTTTCGGGCGTAAATGTTAAACTGGCTCATGGTGTGTTCTCCTTTCCTTACAGTTGACCGCGCAGCATAGCATTGAAAAGAGCGCTGCTGGCCTTACTGTCCTTTGCTTTTTCCGTCAGCTCTGCCGCGTACTTCTCAATGGTCGCGCCCAGATCGGACGCGGCAATACGATTTGCGGAAAGATCGCGGCGGGCAAGTGCGGCGGCTTCTTCATCGATATTGTGCTTGTCTACGCTGTCAAGGCTCACGCTGCTGCGGATTGCTTTATAGTTTTCGCTCTGTGCCTTGCGCTCCTGTTCCTCTCGCCGTGCCTGGTATTCGACTTTTAGGCGGCTTCTGGCGGCTCTGTATTCAGGGCTGCTACGCTCCAACTCGGCGCGGGTGCAAGCGTCCAAATACGCCTCGTCGCTGTCATAGTCGCCGCGCTTTACAAGGTCAAGGGCGCTGCTGAGATCAAAGCCCAACGCGGCTTTTGCCTTTGCCTCTACGCTCTCGCGGGTTTCAATGTTAGCCTTAAAATCCATAATAAATTTCCTTTCTTTTTTATGCGCTGTTGCGCTGCTTTTCTTATACTACGCTGTTTCTCTGTCCCATCTGAGAATTTCTCCCCAAACAGGTAATGTCTCAAGATCTGCATCCTTCCCATATAGTTCTCGCAGCTTTTCTTCTAAGGTTTTGCCCTCATGCTCTGCGATAACCTCAAGTGCCAAAGGGCGCACCTTTTGAACAGCCGCCTTGTGCTCTGCCTCTGTCGGAATTGTCGAATCGAGCAGTAGGAGATCGGACGGCTCAAGCAAATATCGTTCTTTCCAATAACCCATCATTTCATCTGCAAAGGCCATTGCCGACGTTTTATCAGGGAATGTATACGATTTTGTGTGAAGCCCGTCCCTTGCGCTGCCCGGGACCCCATCCCATTCGCGGATGTCTAACTGATAAGCCCCTGTATGCCCTGCCAGAACCAACATGTGCGGTCTCCACACAATTCTCCGTGCATCTCGTATTAAGCGATCAACCCTGCACTTTATACCGCTCATAGCTCGTTACTCCTGTCATTCTGCAGCGCCGCAAGGCGTGTTTTAATGGTTGCCATCGGTTTCTTCCCTCCATTTCTCCAACTCGTCAATCTTCTTCACTATATCGAATGTCTCGATCAGCTTTAGGCCGTATTCGATCAGACTTCTGGACGCCGCGATTCGATTTGCATCTGTAACGTCCTTGCGCGTTACGATCTCCCGCAGGCAGGAAAGGGCAGGATTTAGGCTTTGCTTTGCCGCTGTCGCCGCATCCTCGATCAAATCAGCTACCGCCTTTTGATATTCCTCTTGAAACTCAGGATCAGCAAGATATCTTTTTAGCGTCGTTAATCCAATGCCCGCCGCCCGTGCAGCCTTTTCCTTTGTTGGCTGCGTGAGCAAAGCGGCAAGCGCCTGTGTCTGTTTATGTGTCAAATAATCACCTCTTTTTAGGCCGTTTTTCACCAATGCGGCCCATATTTACCCGTAATACTCCATCAGCGGTTTGCGGATACGCGGGTGCCGCAGGGCTCGTATTGCTTCCCGCCGCGCCTTTGCATCAGGCTTTTGGCCAAGCCAAAACTCACTGATGATCGCGTCGCGCTGCGCATCCGTCAGTTGTGCAAGCGCCGCTTGCACGGCCTGTCGAAAATCCCGCTGTTCGATATCCTCAAAGGCTTCTGCCGCCGCTTCATCGGCAATCGCATCACCAAGCGTCAGGTCGCTGTCCTCGTCGCCTATCGGCTCGTCCATCGACCGGCAAACGCTGTTGATGGGGTCACATCGCGTCCGCTGTGTTCGCTGCCCGCAGGCTTCTGTGAACTCCGCCTTGAGCTTAATGCCGTACAGCGTGAGAAATTCACCCTTGTTCACATCCCATGTCGGCAGCGTATCCATGAGAGCGATAAACGCCACTTGCAGGAGATCACTTTCCTCGACACCCGCACGGCCTTCCATTGCCCGCACCCACCTCAAGGTCTGCTGCCATGCAAAGCGTTCAACCGCCGCCCAAAGGCTTAGAATGTCCGCCTCGCCCGCCTGTACCGCTGCTGCAATTTCGCTTGTTCGCTTATCCTGTGTGTCAAGTGGTTTTGCTTGCATATCCTCTCCTCCTGTGGTAAAATCAGAATCGACAAATCAGATCCACCACAAGAGCCGCTCTCCCCGTTTGGGGAGGGCTTTTTTCATACGTGCACGAGAACCGCGCCGCTATCGCTCACGTCCTCGATGGGGCCGCCATTGATTGCGGCCATCGCGTGGACTTCGCGGTCGCCATTACTCAGCTCGACGAGCGCGAGGCAGGCGACAGGGTACGTCTTGCCGTCCTCGAATGCGTAAAGCATATTTGCAGGGGCAGGGATAATCTGGATGATCTTGTCTTCGTTCATGGTTCTTGTCCTTTCTCAGTATTAAAGTCTGAAATGATTGTTTAGCGCCCGTTCGAATTTATCACGGTCATCAACGGGCAGGTGCGGGATAAGCAGGTGCTGCAGTTCGTCACGCTGATGGTAGCGGTCACGCTCACAGCGCGCGGGCTTGGTTGATTTTAGAATGCTGTACGCTTCCAAGATAGTCATAAATCCTCCGCCATAAAATTTGAATTTTGACCATCTTTTCTTTCTTCTCTCCTCCGATATTCATGTGCCAACCTCCAAAAATCCGCCCCGGCGTTTTTTCTCTGGCTCGCGGTACGGCTCCGAAAGCTCGGTGAATTTTTGATGTGCGCCGTCAAAGTTCATCTGCACAACGCCTTGACGACCGCGGCGGTTTTTCGCAACGGACACCCCAACTGTCCCGAACTCATCGATCTTCCAGAGGAACAATACTTTTGAGCCGTTTTGCTCCAACTCACCCGAATCTCGCAGGGAAAGCAGCGTCGGGCGGTCTGTGTCGTTGACACCACGGTTAAGCTGTGCCGCCGCAATGATGGGGATCTGTAGTTCAGACGCAAGGTTTTTCAAGTCGCGGCTAATCTGTCCAAGCTCGAGATTTCGGCTGTCCGCACGGCGCTCGGCCTGCATCAGGCCGAGATAGTCGATGACGATCAATCGCAGGTTTTGAATGGTCGCCGCTGCACCTCGAACTTTACTCACTGTTGCCGCGGGCCTGTCCCAAAAATGAAGAGGAAGACGTTCAAGGCGGTTAGACGCCGCCGCGATATCGTCCCATAGCTCATCAGTCAAATCGCGGTCAATCAGTTCATCCATCGTCGCCATACTGCGACGCACAAGCAAGCGCTCGGTCAACTCGGAAGCATTCATTTCCAGCGAGACGAAAAGCGTCTCGTTTCCGGCTCGAGCTGCACTTTCTGCAAGGTCGAGCAGAAAAGCAGACTTGCCGACCCCTGGGCGAGCACCGACGATGATGAGCTGTCCCCCCTCGAACCCCTTCAAAATGCTATCCAATTTTGGGAACCCCGTATCGATACGGGCCTGCTCCTGCGCTGAAAGGTTCTGCAAGGTCTCTGTAAGAGCCTGCGAGACACTTTTCAGCCGTCCGCCCGCATTGTCAAGGAGATGTGCCTTACAGAGTTCAGCAATCTCTGTCGCCGGATTCTCTTCATCGAGCGCCGCAAGCACCCCATCGCGTAACCGCTTTTCCGCTGCGTGCTTATGTAGCAAGCGGGCATATTCCTCCGCGTTTGCGAGTGTTGGCGTCAGATCAATACAGTCGGCAAGAAACTGCCTGGGATTGTCCACAAGATCACGGAGACCATCGGCGGCAATATTGACGTCAAACGCTTTTCCGCGCGATACTGCGCTGTCCGCAGCGCCAAAAACTGTAGCGCAGGCCGGAATGGAAAAATCGTCCGTGCTCACAAGCTGCCGAAGTTTCAAGACCTGCTGCGATTCAAGACAGACCGTCGCAGTCAAGGAATATTCAAGAGAAGAAGTGTCCTGCATCACGTGCCGCCACCCCCCATTTTTGCCAGGAGCTGCGTGTATTGTTTTCTGAATTTGCCCCCTGACAGGATGTTGCTTTGCCAGAACGAATCAAACTGTGAAAACTGTAAAACCTTATCGATGTCCTCCCAGCTGTGCCCATCCAGTCGATGGCACTTGTCAAAGTCCGCCGCCCAATTCTGCAAGGTCGTTTCTGAATGCGGCGTGCAGCTTGGCAAACGCTCTTCGATTTGATCGGCGAGCCAACGAGCAGCCCGATACGGAAGAGACCCATGCTCAAAAGTCGGCTTTGTTTTCGTCGAGCCGTTAGGCGAGACAAGAGAAGTAGTCTTAGTCTCGTTCTTATTATGGGGTACGTTTTCAGGTACGGAAACAGGTACACTTTCAGGTACGGAAACAGCAACGTTTTCAGTAACAAAATGTGACCGTTTCACCAGATAGTAACGATTTGGGCTTCCTTTTTTGCCCTTCTGAAATTCAATGAATCCAGTTTCCACTAACTTATCCCTTGCACGAACAACAGCTTGTTTTGATTCGACCCCGATCATGAGCATCATCCGAAGGTTATCTACTCGCACATACTCCGGCCATCCTGCTCTATTGAAAACGTTCAGTAGTTTGAAATACATCAATTGTGAGCCCCCAGGCAGATTGCCGCTTTCGAGCCAACGGTTGAAGTCGTTGAGGTAATCAATATATGTTGCCATTCACGTTACCGCTCCTGTTCCCGCACCCACGTTTTGAGATCATCGACAAGAACTCGGGTGCATCCGCCGAGCTTGACAACTGGAAAACCTTCCGTTTTTGCCAGCGCATAAACCGTTGGACGGCTAACCCCAAGCAGGCGCGCCGCCTCGGTCATTGTGACCGCGATAGGTTCAAGCGTCGACATCAAACCACCTCCTGTGAAAGCTCTCGAATGATTCTGACGATTCTTTCTTTTTCGTCTGGCGGTAGCTCCTTCCGCATCTTTCGCGAAAGGCTGGTATCTGCGATTCCGAGTGCTTCGGCCACCTGCCAGAGCTTCACACCGTTCCCAGCAGCAAATCGCCGGAGTGCTTCATTGCTCATTTATTTCACCCCCATACAGTAATGACAGCAACAACAAACTTGACATCGTTGCTTTCTAAGTATATAATACCAGAAAGAAAGCAATTTTTTGTTTATTTGTTTATTTCTTCTTTTCTATATAACAAGGGAATCAACTTTGTGGGGGATTAGATGATTACATTACAGTTTTGGCGTGGCTACGATAAAGAGTGTTTAATAAGTGTGGCCGAGAAAAAATCATATAAAATTGTTGAACTCGGATATCCGTTATTATCATTTATCTCCGACTTAGAAATTAGTTATGATGACTTTGGAAAAGATTCGCCCGAAGTAAATCATGTTTATTGGGGCGCAGAAGAATTTAAATATGATGTAAATTTACCTGCTGCCAAAATGTGTCAATCAATGTTCCGAAGGATCTTTGATGAAAAAATTAAAGGTGACAAAGCATTAGATTTGAAGATGTTTGAAGACATTGTTATTTCTTATGGATTTGAAGTTCCATTTCACGGAATTGCTAAACAGAATGACAATGGGAAAGAGATCACTTGTGATCTATATCGTTGTTTTTTTGTTCGTGGTTTAACTCGCGAGGTTATTGAACAATTATGTGTTGCTGAATTACATTATCTCGCAACAAATGGCTATACAATAAAGCGTTGTGCAAATTGCGGAAAGCTGTTTATTCCCAAAAAAGCTGACGAAAAGTATTGCATTCGCCGTAGTAAAGAATATCCCAACATGAATTGCAAACAAGCCGCAAAATATAAAAAGCAACTTTTGCGAGAAAAGGGAAATGAAACCGCACGGATTTATCATAGCATCTATACCATGATGGCAAGACGTGCAAAAGAAGCTCCGCCGTCAACACAAGGCCAGGCGCAGCAAGCATTGTTTGCGTTCACAAATGAGGCTGCAGAATGGCGAGAGAAATTAAAGAGTGATCCTAAGATTGAGGCGCAATACATAACTTGGTTGAACTCTTTCAAAAAAAGAAAATCAAAAAATAAACATTTAACTATGGAGTAAATAATCTAATAGGCGCACAGAAGACATATTTGATCGTTCGGCAGTACGAGGCACAAAAAATGACGAAAGGGGCTCCCCAGGGCAATTCAAACGCGAAAAAACAATTGGCCCCAAATGGGCCTTTTGTTAAAGGAGATACAGCTGAAACCATTACAAAAGAGCATAACATTGGGCGCAACACCGTTAAACGCGCTGAAAAATTTGTCAAAGGCGTCAATGCCGCTGAGAAGATCACGCAAGACACACAAAAATAAAAAACCGCCCCCGGTGTTGCAGCACCGAGGACGGTTATAAGGGGCAGCAAACGGAAAGCCTACTGCCCTCCAATCATAACAAATGCAGGAGGAAAAAGCAATGCCAAGAAAAGCAAATACGCGCGCTGCATCGGGTGCCGGCAGCATCCGTCAGCGGCCTGACGGTCGATGGGAGGCTCGTGTGACCGTCGGCAATGACCCAGGCACAGGAAAACCGATTCGCCGCAGCATTTACGGAGACACGCAAGCCGCCGTTCGTAAGCAGATGACGGCCACTCTCCGTGAAATTGACCGCGGTACATATCTGACACCACAAAAAACGACAGTCGCACAATGGCTTGATGAATGGCTCGACACCTTTGCCGCCAATAAGATCAAGCCGACGACATATCTTCACTATCAGGCCTGTATAAAGAATTACATCAAGCCTCAGATCGGCGCTATCGAGCTGCAAGCTCTGCGCGGCGCGCATGTCCAGAAGGTCTATAACGCCATGACGAAAAAGGGATTGAGCGGAAAGACCGTCAAGAACTGCGCTGCCGTACTGCATAAGGCGCTCTCAGTTGCATTGAAACAGGGGATCATTGTAAGTAACCCCTGTGACGCCGCAGAGCAGCCGAAGGTGGTACAGCGCGAAATAGCGCCGCTGCGTGATGAGGACATTCCGAAGTTCCTTGAAGCAATCGAGGACAGTCCTTATCGAAACGCGCTTGCCGTCTGTCTACTTGCCGGTCTTCGTGAGGGAGAATTGCTCGGTCTCCCGTGGTCACAGGTTGACTTTGAGAAAGGCCGTATTACCGTCAGCCAGCAACTACAGCGTGAGAAGAAAAAGAACGGCGCTTACTACATTGTCGGCACCACCAAGAGCGGCAAGCCGCGCACGATCGAGCCGCCCCCGCTCTGCTTTGAATATCTCCGGGATGAAAAGCGTCGGCAGGCGCAAAACAAGCTCAAAGGCGGTAAGCTATGGAGCAACGACGACAATCTCGTTTTTACGGATGAACTCGGAACGCATCTCGCCATTCATACATTTTACAAGTACTTTAAGAAGATCGCTGCCAGTATCGGACGCCCGGACGCGCGTGTGCATGATCTGCGCCACACCGCAGCCACGGTGATGATCGCCAGCGGCGCGGACATTAAAAGCGTGCAGGACTTCATGGGACACGCTACCGCAAGTTTCACATTGAACGTCTACGCCCACACATCAGAACAGATGATGAAGGACACCGCAGCAAGAACGCAGTCATATTATGAAAAGCTGAAAAAGGCATAAAAGAAAGCTCCACCAGTCAGCCAGCCGGTGGAGCTTCTTTCCGCAGTTTTTAGGGGTAAAAAATCCAATTGGGGTAAACTTAGGGGTAAAGGCATTTTCTGAAATGCAAGAATTGAACTTTTCTTAGCAAAACAAGACGATATAAAAGAAAAAGCAAGGGAAAACGCAATGTTTTCTCTTGCTTTTCTTGGCGCGGAAGAGAGGATTTGAACCTCCGCGGCGCTTTTTACACGCCCTACTCCCTTAGCAGGGGAGCCCCTTCGGCCTCTTGGGTACTTCCGCAGGTCGATGGAAAAATTCAGTTGGCGGAGAGAGTGGGATTCGAACCCACGGATGCTTTCACATCGCCGGTTTTCAAGACCGGTGCCTTCAACCGCTCGGCCATCTCTCCGGATAATGAGTTCACGTCTAACTCTCAAACGCAAGAATAATATTACCATATTGAAGTACTGTTTGTCAACATAAAATACGAGAATTTTCATAGAATATCCTGTTGAATAAACTCAGAAATTCTTGATTCGGATATCCGATCTGTTTGTAGTGTACTTCCAACTACCCTGCTGAATTCAATTCACCGGATCGTAATGAGATATGTGAACCACTTTACCTTATCCAATCAAAAAGAATAGCCTGCACTATACGATAGCCGTTCTTCCATCAAAGCAAAAAAAGAAGCCACTCTCTTGAGTGGCTTCTCTCCAT